AAAGATGTAGATGCACCAGGTGGTAATTTACGAGATGCATTTTTTCCATTACCATACAAAGAACCATCACCTACATTATTACAATTGTTAGGTGTTGTAGTTCAAGCAGGTCAAAGATTTGCAGCAATAGCTGATATGCAAGTTGGTGACACAAAACAAAATGCAGCTGTTGGTACAACAATTGCATTACTAGAACGTGGTTCAAGAGTCATGTCTGCAATTCACAAAAGATTATATGCAGGTATGAAACAAGAATTTAAATTATTATCTAAAGTTGTTTCACAATATTTACCACCAGAATATCCATATGATGTAGTTGGTGGTGCAAGAACAATTAAGCAAGCAGATTTTGATGACAGAATAGATGTAGTTCCTGTAGCTGATCCTAATATATTCTCAATGAGTCAGAGAATTACAATGGCACAAACAGAATTACAACTTGCAACATCAAATCCACAACTACATAACCTGTATCAAGTATACAGAAATATGTATGAAGCGATCGGTGTAAAAAATGTAGATGCAATTTTACCTCCACCAGCACCAACTGCACCAAAAGATCCATCATTAGAACACATTGATGCGTTAGCTGGTAAACCTTTTCAAGCTTTTCCTGGTCAAGATCACCAAGCACACATTACAGCTCACTTAAATTTTATGGCAACTAACATGGTTAGAAATAATCCTGCAGTTATGGGTGCAATACAGAAAAATATTTTGGAGCATATATCATTGATGGCACAAGAACAGATACAATTAGAGTTTAGAGAGCAGTTACAACAGATGCAACAGATGCAAATGTCAGCTGCACAAGATCCTAACGTAGCTCAACAGCTACAACAGATGACTCAACAAGTAGAAGCACGAAAAGCTGTGCTAATTTCTGAAATGACAGAAGATTTTATGAAGGAAGAAAACAAAATAACATCACAATTTGATGGTGATCCCCTTCTAAAACTAAAATCACGTGAAGTTGACTTACGTGCAATGGAAAATGAGCGTAAAAAAGACTACGATAAGGCTCAAAACGATATTGCTAAAGCTAGATTGATGCAAGCAGGCGATATTGCAGAAGAAAAAATGGAACAAAACGAAGATTTAGCAAAATTACGAGCTGGAGTCAGTCTTGCAAAGTCAGGAATTGATCAAGCAGCTGTTGTAATGAACGACGATTAATGTTAAGGAGAAAATATTATGATAAATTATAAAAAATCAACGGAAATCAAAATTCCAAAACAAAATTTGGAAATTGATCCTAGATCCAAGACTACATCTAATGGTTCTGTTAACTATATTCCTACTGGAGACAAGGAAAAGGTTAGAGGAACTAAAAGAATGTTAGCTGAAAAGAAAAAAGAAGCAACTTGGTACTAAATTATGTGGTTATCGGCAATTAAATTAGCCGTTTCTGCTGGTAGTAAAATTTATGCTAACAAGCAGAAAACGAAAATGGCAATGTCAGAAGCACAGCTTATGCATGCCTCTCGTATGGCTGAAGGTAAAGAAGCTTACCAGGGAAAACTTTTAGAAGCCCGTCAATCAGACTGGAAAGACGAGGCAGTTTTGATAATTCTTAGTTTGCCCGTGGTAATTTTGGCTTGGGCCGTGGTATCGGATGATCCGGGAGCAATGGAAAAAGTAAAATTGTTCTTTGATATGTTCTCACAGCTTCCGAGCTGGTTTACAAATTTATGGATCCTTGTCGTGGCGAGCATTTATGGTATAAAGGGTACACAAATTTTTAGAAACGGCGGAGGAAAAAAATAATGTCAGCATATTTTAAAGTGTTCAGCACTGTTGCAAAAAAATTAAAAGGAAACAAAAGTAAAGTTTCCCCTACAATTAAATCTGTTAAACCATCAAAGAATATAAAAGAATTTACAAAACACAAAGAAGATGTTGCAAAGTCAACTGAAAAATATAACAAAGGTTTGACTGAAGAGGGTAAAATTAATGTTAGAAAAGGGACTAATAGAGTTCTTAGCAAAATTTCTAAAATATTAAAAAGAGAAAAGAAAATGGGCGGCGGAATGATGGGTCGTAGAATGGGTTATTCAGAAGGAACTTTAAAACCTGTAGATCCTAAAAAACAAAAAGGTTTATCTAAACTTCCAAAACAAGTTAGAAATAAAATGGGTTATATGAAAAAAGGTGGTAGAGTCTAATGGCAAAACTTTGTCCAAGAGGTAAAGCTGCAGCTAAAAGAAAATTTAAAGTATATCCGTCAGCATATGCAAACATGTACGCTTCTGCAGTATGTTCAGGTAAAGTTACACCAGGTGGTAAAAAAGGCAGAACAAAAAAAGCTGCTGGAGGTATGGTCGAGTACTACAAAGGTGTTGTCTAGTGAGAACACATTTTTCAAAAGGTGGGTTAAGAGAATGGGTAGCACAAAAATGGGTGGACATCGGAGCTCCGAAGAAGAACGGAAAATATCAACCATGCGGAAGATCGAAGGGAAGCAAGAGGAAGTATCCAAAATGCGTCCCACTTGCAAAAGCCACACGGATGACAAAAGGGC